AAACGCTTATGCCAGTGGGGTGTTGGTAAAAAATGGCAGCAATTATTATCGTAGTTTGGCCGCGGTCCCAGTTAATACTAATATTTCTGACTCAGCATATTGGACCTCTACTACCTTGCCTGGTTATATTTTTAGAACCGCTGACAGTTTACAACAAACTGGTGCCAGCATTGGATCCAATGGTGCGTTGCAACCGGGAAGTTTTGAAATTTCCAACATGAAGTTCATGACCAACATGGTTCATGATGGTGGCCTAGTTCAAGCCGCTCAAGACTGCTCGTTTCAAAGTGTCAACGTCGCTGGACCTGAAACAGCCGGTTCTTTAGTTTCTTCTGCAAGTGGCACTGCTTGTGTGAGATTTGACACCACAGCCAGTTATGTGTGTAGCAATATAGAATGGAATCATGGCACATTCACTGGCATGACCTGGGGAACCAATACCGCTGAACAGATCGAAGGTGTGACTTTCAGCAACTGTTCATTTGATATGCTGTATCAAGGTGTGTATCTTGGTGACACAGTGGCACCAGCAGTGGGCCCAACCGGGTTCCGCATAGTGCAAAACAACTTTGACAACATCTATGCCGAAGGCATATCAATTGTAAACGTGGGCATGAACTGCTCTGCTTACAATGCGTTTTATGATGTGGGCAATCATTTCCTGGGCACTGCCAATCCTTCAACTCCAGTGATTGATATCAACGGAACAAACAATGTCAGCGTTGGTGATATGTTTGAACGTACCACTCAATACTCAACTGCCTTGCACCCAAGAATCCAACTGAACAATCTCAATGGCGTGTCATTGGGCATGAATGTAAGCAACATCACATTCTATCAAAACAACTCCAATGGTGGTGGTACTCCTTACAACTTTGCCAATCAGATGGCCCTGGGCACTTATCAGCGCATGAGTGGTATCACTGATACCTTGGCCGACAACGTTGCTGTTGCTCGTACCCTGTTGACATTTGATGCAGTGTACATACGAGCCGTACGAATTGATTACACTATTGTGAGAGGCAGTGCTGTTAGAACCGGAACATACACCATTGTGTGTGGAACAGACGCTTCTGGCACTGGCATACAAGGCAGTGATTCAGGTGTGCAAAATTCATCAACTGGTCAAACTTTTAGTGTTAGCGAAGCAGCCAGTGTGGTCAGTTGGAAGTATGTGACCTCCAGTACAGGCACTGCTGGAACCATTTATTATTCAGTTACAAAACTAGCCTAATGTGGCCCAGAACTTTTGCCGAAAGGCTTGAGAGTTGGGCACAACTCCGCGAACAAGCCTCCGCTGCCGATGTGGAAACAGCACTTGGTGCCATCAATGCCTGGTGGTTTCAAACTCCATGGCGAGCATACCATTTGCACTGGGACGATCGAGCTGTTTGGCCTGATCCCTGGCAATTATTGAGTGATGATCTCTATTGTCCTCTTGCTCGCGGGCTGGGAATACTGTATACTATAACTATGCTAGATCGACCAGATCTGCAGGATGCTGTGTTGGCCGAAGTAGACAGCGACAATTTAGTCCTAGTGGGCAAAAAGAAATATATACTGAATTGGGATCCAGAGCAGATGTTAAATATCACTCTAGGGCGTTTCAACTCCCACCACAGCATTACGCAAGAGCAAATAAAACAACAAATTAGGTAACAATGAAGCAAATAATAGTACAAAAACGAAGTGGACGTCGCGAGCCACTAGCGTTGGAGAAGTGGCAAGCGCAGATCGCCAAGGTATGTGCAGGTATAGCGGATGTCAGTCAGAGCATGATTGAAATCAAAGCCCAGTTGCATTTTTATGATGGAATCACAACCAAAGAAATTGACGGTATCACACTCAGAGCCATAGTAGATCTGATTGATGTAGAGTCTAATCCCGATGTAGGGCACACTAACTATCAGTACGTGGCAGGCAAACAGCGATTATCAATGTTGCGTAAAGATGTATACGGTTCATACGATCCTCCTCACCTGTTGGAGATTGTGAAGAAGAATGTGGCCACTGGCTTGTATACTCCTGAACTACTAGAATGGTACTCAGAGGATGACTGGAATCGCATGGAAGACATGATTGATCATGTGAAAGACGAACAGTATTCTTATGCGGCAGTGGAACAGTTGATTGAAAAGTATCTTGTGCGTAATCGTAGCACAAAGGAAATTTACGAAACGCCACAAGTGCGTTACATGATTGCGGCTGCCACGGTGTTTCACAAGGAAGAACCCAACACAGCCCGTATGCGTTATATAAAGGAATATTACAATGCGGCTTCAGACGGTCTATTTACTCTCGCTACTCCTGTTCTTGCTGGGCTTGGTACTCCCACTAAGCAGTTCAGTAGTTGTGTACTCATTCGCAGTGATGATGATCTTGACTCCATTTTTGCTTCTGGCGAAATGATGGCCAAGTATGCTTCAAAACGTGCAGGCATTGGTTTGGAGATTGGTCGACTACGTCCACTAGGTTCACCTATTCGAGGCGGTGAGATCATGCACACAGGAATGATCCCATTCCTTAAAAAGTGGTTTGGCGACCTACGTTCATGTTCACAAGGTGGTATTCGTAATGCAAGTGCAACTGTTTTTTATCCCATATGGCATCATCAGTTCGATGACCTTATTGTGCTCAAGAACAATCAAGGAACCGAAGAAACGCGAGTTCGACACATGGACTACGGGGTGGTTCTGTCTGCTTTCTTTTGGCGTAGATTTAAAAACAAAGAGAATATCACTTTCTTTGACCCCAATGAGGTACCCGATCTCTACGAAGCGTTCTATGCCAACACTGAACGTTTTGAAAAACTTTATGTCGAGTATGAAAAACGCAAAGACCTACGTACCAAGACAATGAGTGCAGAAGAAGTGTTCAAGTCAGGCATCCTCAAAGAACGCACTGATACCGGACGCATTTATCTAGTGTTTATTGACAACGTTCAGAATCAAGGACCATTTGATACTGAATATCATACCATTTATCAGAGTAACCTTTGCTGTGAAATTCTCTTACCTACCAAACCATTTAAAAGACTGGATGACGCTGATGGGCGAATCGCGCTGTGTACGCTTGGAAGTATTAACTGGGGTGCGTTCAGGAATCCTGAAGACATGCGCCGTGCTTGTAGAATCCTGCAGAGATCCTTGTGTAATATCCTTGACTACCAAGACTTTCTCTCAATCCAGTCGCAGTTATCAAATGACGAAATTCAGCCGCTTGGTATCGGTATTACTAACTTGGCTTACTGGCATGCCAAGCGCGGACTCCAATATGGCAACAAGGACGCTTTGGCCGAAGTCAAGTCGTGGATGGAACATCAGGCTTTCTACCTTACCGAAGCAACAGTTGAACTTGCTAAGGAGCGGGGCCGTTGCAAAGATTCTGACCGCACCTGGTACGGTCGTGGTGTCTTTCCTTGGGAGCGACGTAGCGCCGGGGTCAACGAACTCACGGACTTTACGCCTGAACTGAACTGGGAAAGTCTACGTGCTGACATGAGAGGTTATGGTGTGCGCAATGCGACACTGATGGCAATTGCTCCTGTTGAAAGTTCTAGTGTTGTTATTAACAGCACCAATGGTATTGAAATGCCCATGAGCCTTATTTCAGTCAAGGAAAGCAAAGCAGGTTCCCTTACACAAGTTGTACCTGAGTATCACAAACTCAAGAACAAGTATCAAATGATGTGGGCACAAAAAGACTGTGATGGTTACTTGAAGACCGCGGCTGTGCTTGCAGCCTATGTAGATCAAAGTATCAGTACCAACACATTCTACAACCCAGCGCACTTTGCTGATCGTAAAGTCCCTACAACATTGATTGCCAAGAATTTGATGCAGGCACATTACTGGGGACTGAAGACATTCTATTACAGTTTGATCAACAAGGCAGGATCAAAACAAACTGCCGAAGCGGCCCCACTAGAGATCATTGACTTTGATCTTGAAGGTGAAGACTGTGAGGCCTGCAAGTTATGAACAGCATAGAAAGAATCTGGGCCAGAGCCACAGGACACCTAATGGGCGAGTCAGACCATGACCGTCCGGATGTGCCTATTCTCACCTTGCGAGAAGCACGTCTTGCGTTGTTTCTAAAAACCTTTTGGGTAGCAATACATGTGGTAACCTGCTGTTTCATTATTGCCGGCGTTGTCAGACACTGGAACAATTAACATGTTAGAAACCTGTTGTGACATATTAGTAGATGCGTACAAACGCAATTGGATAACCAGTAGAGATGGCAATATCTCTATACGTCATCACGACCGTGATCATTTTTATATCACACCATCAGGTGTACGTAAACAAACACTACAACCTGATCAATTTAAAAAAATAAAAATAATTGACACTATCAGTGCTACTCCTCCTTTCTTGACCAAATCCTGGCAAGAAGAATATTACACTGACATCAGTGCTAATTTAAGACCCAGTGGAGAAATTCCACTACACTTTGGTCTACAACAAGAAATGGGACAGCATGCTGGCGAAGTCCGTGTAGTTGTACACGTTCATCCAACCTATTGCATTGCGGCCATGCATGCTGGTATTGACCTAAGCACTGTCAGCGATAGTTTTCCAGAACTCAATCGTTACACACGAGTGGCACCCAATGTGGGAGATGTGGCACCCATCAGTCAAGAACTTGCAGATGAGTGTCATCGTAATTTAGGCCTGGATCAAGAGGGCAATATCCAGTTTGATATTGTGGGTATCAAAGGACATGGAGTTGTGGCCATTGATGTCACACCATGGCGTGCCTATGAGCACATAGAGAGATTAGAACATATTTGCAAGATAGTACTTGCATCAGGAAAACACAAATGAGTCAACAACAATACAATTTAAAAACAAAAACAGATTATCTCAGTCGCAAGATGTTCTTGGATCCAGCAGGGCCAGTGACTATTCAACGATTTGAAGAAGTCAAGTACAACAAACTGGTCAAGTACGAACAAGAAGCACGTGGCTTCTTTTGGGTACCAGAAGAGATTTCGTTGACCAAGGATGCACAAGACTTTAAGGATGCAAGTGACACTGTCAAGCATATCTTTACCAGCAATCTGTTGCGTCAAACAGCACTAGACAGTCTGCAAGGACGTGGCCCCAGTCAAATCTTTACACCTGTTGTTTCAATTCCTGAACTAGAAAGTTTGGTCTACAACTGGACATTCTTTGAAACCAACATTCACTCAAGAAGTTACAGTCACATCATTCGCAACATTTACAACGTGCCCAAGGATGTGTTCAACACCATCCATGACACACAAGAGATTGTGGACATGGCCAGTTCAGTTGGCAACTACTATGATCGATTACACATGATCAATTGCCGTAAAGAGTTGTTAGAAGAGTTTGCTGAACGCGAACATATCAAGGCCATTTGGTTGGCACTGAATGCAAGTTACGCATTAGAAGCGTTCCGCTTCATGGTAAGTTTTGCCACAAGCCTGGCCATGGTAGAGAACAAGATTTTTATTGGTAATGGCAACATCATTCAGTTGATATTGCAGGATGAAATGCTACACAAAGAGTGGACCGGCTGGTTGATCAATCAAGTGGTCAAAGAGGACACACGTTTTGCCGCCGCCAAAGCAGAATGCGAAGCAGAAGTGTATCAAATGTATCTTGACGTGATCCGTGAAGAAAAAGCCTGGGCTGACTACTTGTTCCAGAAAGGTCCTGTGATTGGACTCAACGCACAGATTCTCAAAGACTTTGTGGACTTCACAGCATTCAATGCACTCAAAGAGATTGGCATCAAGTATACTGAAGACCATCCACGTTCAACACCTATTCCTTGGTTCACCAAGCACGTGGATACCAGCAAGAAACAAACTGCACTGCAAGAGAACGAGTCAACTAACTATGTTATTGGCGTCATGAGTGACTCAATTGATTACGAAGAATTACCTGAACTATAACAAGGAGAAAATATGAAAGCAATTGTATGGTCAAAAGACCAGTGCCCTTATTGTGTTCAAGCCAAAGCACTGCTTGAAAGCCGAGGCATTGAATATGAAGAACGAAATGTGTCCAAAGACTGGACCCGAGAACAACTATTAGAAGCAGTACCAACCGCTCGCACACTACCGCAAATCTTTTTAGATGATGCTCATGTGGGAGGGTTCAATGAACTCAGACAAAGACTTGTTTAACGCCAGCGATGTAACACTAGACTGGCTGAAAAAACAAATACCAGATTTCAATACCAACAAATTTTTCACTGCTGATTGGTTCTCAAACGGCCTATTAAATTTTGAATATACCAAAGAACAAATGGATTCACTTCCAGCATCAATACTGGAGATTGGTTGTCACGAAGGTCGTAGTACCTGTTGGATGTTGGAAAACTTACTGACCGAAGATGGCACGATCACCTGCATAGATCCTTTTGCAAATGACCCTCTCAGTGCTTTTAAGAATGATCAACCACCTCCGCCAAACTTGATTGAGCAAGTGTTTCGCCACAACACTGATTTGGCCCGAACGCCTGATCAAACAATCCGTCTCATGCCAACCTTGAGTTTTTATGCCTTGGCTGAACTCATAACAGAAAACAAACAATTTGATTTTATCTACATTGACGGAAGTCACAGCGCAGATGCTGTACTGGCAGATGCTGTGATGGCATTTGGGTTGTTGAAAAAGAACGGATACATGATCTTTGATGACTATCTTTGGATGGCAGCCACAGACTCATTGGACCGTCCCAAAATGTCTATAGATGCTTTTGTGAACATGTTTCAAAAGCACATAGAAGTTAAAATGATTAACTACCAACTCGTTATACAGAAAGTTTAAAATGCAATTTGATCAAAACCAAGTGTACACCTTCAAACTCAACTCCGGAGAAGAGTTGATCGCTCGTGTTGAAAAACCCGGCACAGAATGGATCACAATCAGCGACCCTGTGAGCGTGGCCCCAGGGCCACAGGGCATGGGTCTTGTGCCCTCAATGTTTACCGCAGATATCAAGCGAGAAATACAACTAAATATCAACAGCATATCACTTTATGCCTATGCTGAAGACGCTGTCAAAATGAAATACATTGAAGCAACCACAGGCATCAAAGTTCCGGACAAAAAACTTATATTGGGATAAAATGCCAGCAGTACAGCGAGATGGTGATGCGAACGGTGCAGGGGGTACAGTCTCTGGCGGTGTTGCCTCTGTGCGTGTGAATGGTAGCCCTGTTACTGTAAATGGAAATCCTGTGAGTGCTCATGCACCTTGGGGAAGACCACATCCACCACATGCCGCGGCTAGTACCACAGGTGGCAATGGCACAGTTCGTGCAGGTGGTATACCTATAGTAACAACTGGATGTTCAGACACTTGTGGACATGCCCGTGCTGGTGGCAGTGCTGATGTAAGGGCAGGATAATGCCCAGTATTCTTAGTCCTCTACAACTGACCGCCGCTGTGTCCTTGTTGCAAAATCAAGGACTACGACCATTTCCGGCTGCCTTGGCCACAGCCATTCAGTCTTTCAATGCCACCACAGTGATCAGTAATTTTCTTGCGGCAGTGAGTTTTTACAAAGCACAGAGTTTTGCCACACAATCTACACTGACCAGTTTGTTGAGTATTGGCTCCACAGTGTGTCCAGCTCTGGGCAATAGTATTCCTGCCAGTCCTGTAGGAACCTATCCATACTTGAACAGTGAATATCTCGTCAACTATCTTGGCGCAGTAGATGGCAGTACTCTTGACCCTTCGGGATTTTCAAATCTGATAGAACAAACATGTGCGGCCTATCTCGGCAATGGTGATGCTGGCGAGTTCAGTCAAGGATTTGTGGCCATGCAAGGGTACATTACCAGCACCAATCAGTATATCAACAGCGCGGTCAATGCCAATCAATATCTTGGACCCTTGTTTACCAACATGGACGATTTGGTAACAGGCAACATAGCCAGCATGAGTACTGACTTGCCCAGTTTTGGAATTGACTTGGCCAACCAAGGTAACTTGTGGAACATGAGCAAGTTAGATTTGTATGGCACACCGGCTGGACTCATACAACAAATATCTGCCGTGGCTGGTATTCGAGGCCGCACTGTTCCTGATTTACAAAATGCCTTGATTAGCATGGGACTGTCGTCGGCTGACATTGCCAACTTGGTAAATGACAATCGAGTGGGACTAAACAACCCCACAGGTCTCACACAAAATGAATTTGACAAACTACAGTTGTTGGCATACAATGCCACCACCATGATCTCAGGAGATGCGCTGGCTCAGATCCTGGACATCTTGGGAGTGACCACTCCGGGCGTTGACAGTCTTGATGACCTGTTGAATCCCGT